GCAAGTCACCATCCTCGCTGTCTTTTGATATGGAGGGTATTAAAGATCCTCTCCCGGTCACTGGTCAAAGTGTTGTACTAAGTGAGGATGGGACTGATATTTTTAAAGGGACTATCATCGAGAGGTCTGACTCAGTGATCGGCGGTCAGATGATCCAGTCGTACAGTTTTGCTTGTCTCGATGGCTTTTATGAGATGGACCGTCGACTCGTGATCAAGTCATACAATGATACTAATGCGGTCGCTATCATCCAGGATATTGTCGATAACTTTATGACGGGCTTTACGCTGGATGCTCCAGCAACGGCTCCGAGTGTCAATACGGCTCGATTTAACTATGAGCAACCGTCGAGATGTATCACTAAGATCGCTAACGGGATCGGCTGGGACTGGTATGTCGATGCGGCTAACGTGATCCGATTTTTTCCAGTATCAGAGCTGGTCGCTCCGATCTCAATTACTGACGACTCGGGTACTCTGGAATATAGATCTCTTAAGTTTGATCAAAGTGTTACCGAGTTACGTAATCGTATTTTTGTAAGAGGTGGGAGATACAGTGATGCAATCGGAGCGACTGACGCTGTCGATCTCTATGAGAGTAATGGTATCGATCAGACGTTTCCTTTAGTGTATCGATATACTGACGTCGAGGTTACTGTTAACGATATCACTCAGACAGTCGGGGTCGACTTTATAAATCAGATGATCGATATCGAGGCATCGTTATCTACTGGAGCGGCGACAAGTGCTAACACTAATCAGCTTATAAATACTGGAGCGACGTTTGTGACAAATGGAGTATCGGTCGGAGATCAGATCCAGAATACGACTGATGATACTTATGCGATTGTCGTATCGGTTGATAGTGAGACGACACTTACTTTAAACGGAGATATATTTCCGCTCGGTACTGAGTCATATAATATCCGAGAGCGACTCCTCGACTGTTTATATAACTTTCAAGAAAAGCTCGTCCGGTTTCCGGAGGGTACTTTAGTCGTCAATGATGTCGTCCGGGTGTTTGGTAACGCTCAGATACCTCTCATCGTTCAAGCTGAGGACTCTGACTCTATTGCGGCATATGGTGAGCGAGAGGCTATTGAGATAGATCAGACTATCAACTCTATCGAGGAGGCTGAGATTTTAGCTTTTGCGAGACTTGATCAGTGGAAAGATGGATCTAAAGAGGGGAGTTTTGACACTCGACAAAAAGGACTCGTCGTCGGTCAAGTTATTGACATCAATTCTGTAAAGTTTGGAGTCACTGATACATATAAAATAAATAAGATCTCCGGCGGTATGAATGGCTCCGACGAGTTTATTTACAATGTCGACTTTATTAAATCGGGAGAGACCACGTTTACTGATATCATCATCGGTCTCATCGGTAAGTCCAGAGAGGAGATCTCTATTAGTCCTAACGAGGTAATCCAGCGTTTCCGTAAGGTCGAGGATGCGTTTGCTATGACAGATGAGATTGTCAGCGTGACGACTCAGACTGGTCCTTATGGATATGGTCCAGTTACGTCTCTGACTGAGGCTCGATATAATTTTGCTACTTACAGTTAATGTTATACTTTATCTATGTTAAAAGACTCATTTAATTTAAAAGGCGAGGTCAAGTGGATTAAGTCTAAAGATGGGATTATTCTCGCTGAGTCTGATTTTATGCCTAACAAAATCGTCGCTAATGCTGGTCGAGGGATTTATCTTTTCCTAGATCGGCTGGCGGCAATCAATACCTATTCGGCAAATATAACTCATGCTGATATCGGAGATGATAATACCGCTGTACTCGCCTCTGATACGGCTCTAGGTAATGGCCTTGTACGAGCTCAGATCGGAGCGGTGAGTCGGTCCGGACTGACGGTGGAGTTTCGCTTTTTTTATGCTGACGTGCTTACTCCGGATGATACTTATGAGGAGTTTGGTATGTTTGTCGATGGCTCGACAGCGGTCGGATCGGGTCAGCTGTTTAACCATCTTGTATTCGGTACGCCTCTAGTCAAGGCAACCGGCGAGGATCATACGGTTGTATGTCGTATTACTGGAGCGGTTTAATGTATAATAATAATATATGGATATAATCCCAGACGGAGTAATCAGAGCAAGCGATCACGCTATCATCGTCGAGGCTGGAGAGGCTTTGTCTGAAAATGACGCCTTGTATATTGATCCCTCTGACAGTAAGGCTTATAAATGTGATGCTGACGATCTAGCTAAGATCGGTTTTGTTGGTTTTGCTGTCGCTGATACTCTTATAGCAAACGACGTATATATAAAGCCGGACGGTCATAAAGGAGGATTTACTGGGCTTACTCCCGGGGATGTTTATTATCTCTCTGGTACAGCTGGAGAGATCACGTCAACTCTCCCGACTAATTATAAAATGGTCGCTAAAGCGGTGACAGCGACAACGGTCCGGATTATTACTGAGCCGACTGTACGAGTGAGGACTTATACCGCTGACGATACCTGGGTCAAGCCGGCTAGTCTTTTATATATAAAGGTACAAGCTCAAGCCGCCGGAGGAGGATCTGAGGGAGGTCGTAATCATGAGGCGGCAAGTGGAGCGGCTGGAGGATATACCGAGGGATATATTCAAGCGTCAGATCTCGGAGCGACTGAAACTATAACAATCGGAGACTTTGGTTTGGGAGAGATAGCCTCTCCTTTTGCGGCGGCAACTCCTGGAGGAGATACATCTTTTGGATCTCATATGGTCGCTGACGGAGGTGGTATAACTGGAGCTAATGGGGGAGGAGCATCGACTCCCGGAGACTTTACTCGTAACGGACAGGATAGCGTCGCTCCTTATGGCGATAGCGGGAGTACCTCTGTTGTAATTTTTCCTCCAGCCGCTATGGGATTTATGACTGTATCCGCTAATACTATTAGAAGTACTTGTCAAGAGTGTGATAAGGTCGGAGATACTCCAGGAGGTTATGGATACGGAGGACCGGGTACTGGTCAAGATAGTCAGCCTAGCAGTATGAATGGTCGAAACGGAGGTCCTGGGGTTATGATCGTAACTGAGTTTTATTAAGCTGATATACTATGGGTAAGATGTGCACAAAAGAGGACGTAAAAATCAAAGTGGTAGAAGCGTTTAATGAGGATGGTGGTCTCCGAGATGAAATCCAGTCTGATATTAAAAAAGAGCTCAAGCTCGCCGCTTTACAGATCCTCACTATTTACGGGATTACTCTGATTACGTCAGCGATTGCGTTTACTATTTTTATTACTGGTATCCGAGCTGACGTCGACCGACTTAATGATTTTGCTAATTCGGGAGATCGATTTACCTCACAAGATGCCGCTCTCCTCGAGCAACGGATCGAGGCTAACACTGTCACACTTGAGGGAGTAGCAAGGACGTCAGATATGCAACGGATGGAGGAGACTCTGATCCGTCTCGATGAGCGAGTACGAAACTCCGGGATCTAGTAATGTGCTATCATATAGGTATGAAAGCAAATCCTATACACTATTATTGTCTCGTCGATAAATCTGATCGGTCCTGGAAACGTCGGATCGATTCGTTTATGGCTGAGATGGAAAGGACTCACTCTTGTCGGTTTACCGTCGAGGGTTTTGACGCTAGTAAGATGCGATGGGAGGATCGTCGAGAGCGGATGTTTGTTACTGACGAGTACGTCTTTACGCACACGCAAGCAATCTATAAGGAGCATGGTACTAACGTTGATGGAGTAAAATTCTTTCTCTCAGAGAATAATTTTAAGCAGGGCAAGTATCGACTGAAAGGCTTTAAGCTCGGCCGAGTCTTTAATGGATATCACGTAGGATTTACCCGGCTGAAACATGCTAAAGATACTGGAGAGCATGAGGTCCTCCACTTTGTCGATGAGTTTATTAAAGAAAATACTGGAGTCTCTCTCGAGGTGGTACTCGGAGTCGATGACTTTGATACTGACGTCGTACATAGTCAGCGGTACTGGAAAGATCTTAATTATAAATACGATGAGGTCTGGGAGAAAATCTCTGATCACTTGAGCGATGCGGTATTTCAGCGACGTAACAAAACACTCACTCATAAAATCGCTCAGCTTAAACTCATCGTTAAACTACTCACTCAGCTGATCGGACTCCAGGCGTATAAAGGTAATACGATCTATGAGGTCGATATCCGGATCCATCATACTAAGAAAGCCTATAACTCTCCTCTCCGAGCTGAGAACGCTGTCATCGGACATATTGATCTCGGTACTGAAAAAGGGACCATAAATGAGATCTTAAACGGTACCAGGTCTGGATCTTATCACTGGTATATCCCTCGTCACGGTAAGTATGTTATCGAGTTTGTACCTAAGAATAAGGCGGCGTGGCACGCTGGACGACTCAGTAATCCGCTCCCAGGGCTCCAGGCGATACTCGGAGGTCCTAACGAAAGGATCGAGTCCGGAGAGCCTAACTGGTACGCTTACGGGATCTGCTATGAGGGTATCAGTGTTACCACTGAGCCAAATGAGGACCAGATCGATCTCGCTGTCCAGCTCATGCGGATGAAAAAGATCCATAATCTACCAGTACACGCTCATTATGAGATCACTGATTACAAGCCGCTCGTCGTCGAGTCGTTTGTAAGCGGTATTAAAAATCTATTAAATAAATAATTATGGAATCACTTATACTATTGCTCGTCCCGATCGTCGTCTCGCTGATTACTCAGCTGGTCAAGTCAGCTAATCGGATCCGTTTCTCTGAAAATAAGAATACGATCCTCCGATTTTTTGCTGGTACGGCGTCATTTATCGGTGTGGTAGCTATCAACTGGGCTGACGGAGGTGAGCTCCCAGTCGATGAGATTGCGGTCTATAGTGAGGCGGTGGTCGCTTTCCTTGCGACTCAGATCCCGTATTGGCTTGCTAAGTCTAAAAAATAAAGCAACGGCACAAACAAAAAAGCTCCCATCTCTGGGGGCTTTTTTGTCAGCTGATCGGATCCTGTGTAAAAAAAGAGATAACGGATCCGCTCGAGTGCTCGTACAACGTAAAGCGGTAAAGCGTGACGGGTAACAAATCCGTCACTCCTTAAATATATCATGCTATCCCCAGATATGCTATACGATATCGTACTAGCATGTTAATATAAAAGTATGGAAAAAGAGATAACAAAAACAACAAACAGGACGGAGATTATTTATGAGCTTGCTAAGTATGCTCATCCGAGCTGGTATCACTCGCTCCTCAAGTGGAGGACGTATCACTTGAGCATTTTACTAGATTACTATAAAGGAGAGGGATCGGTCAGTGTTGGATTTACCGCCACTGAGTACAACGGAGAGGACCTTGCTGATTGCGATTTAATGGAGCTAAGCCTTACGAGAGTATGAGCTATAAAGTACATCTCCAGGGATACATCATAATCGATGAGGCGAGCAACGTCTCGGAGGCTGAGTGGGAGGCTCTCGCTAAGCTCCAGAAAATGAAAGCTGACGGAGCTATAAATATCGGAGTCCAGACGACTGAGTTTATATGTGACGATTGTCACGGTCTCGGAGAGATACCAGTCGACGAGCGAGATCCGGACAGTGGTCAGATGATGTCGGGTGTCGGAGTCCAGGACTGTCACTGTAAAAGCGAGTAACCTCGCTCCCGGTCTCTGGAGGGTGGAGACTCCCGGGGATCGAGAGCGGTGCTAGTCATCGCTTTACTAAAATAATCATATAACTATATGACAGATCTAAATACTGAGGGACCGACAACAGGTCAAGGTGTAGCGGCTGGAGGAGTCGACAAAGCAAAAGAGGCGGCTCTAGCTGAGCAAGGCGACGAGGCAACTCCGACGAGTACGGCTGTACCAGCTGACACTCAAGTCCAGGCTCCGAGTGCTGACGACGTGACGACCAGTGGAGAGCCGGCTGACTCTGAGGATGACTCAGCTGACGAGGCTGAGGGTCAAGTCCAGGCTCCGAGTGCTGACGACGTGACGACCAGTGGAGAGCCGGCTGACTCTGAGGATGACTCAGCTGACGAGGCTGAGGGTCAAGATGATACGATTGAGGATGAGGCTGGGGATGACTCAGCTGACGCTCCGGACTCTCAAGAGTCGGACACTGACGCTCCGACGCCGGAGGCTGGTCAGTAGTACCTTACACAATTAAAGAGTCAAGGGAGCTGATACTGTATCGGCTCCCCTCCTCTCTAATTATGGCGATACAATTTACAAAGACTCAGATCGTTACGGCGATCGTCAAATATATAATCCAGCATGGTCCGATTACTCATACGGCTATCGAGACTCGAGCTCAGTCGATGAGCTGGTATACGATGGATCGTTTTGATAAGGTCATCGAGACCATCCATCGTCATCCTCAGATCTCCAGCTCAGTCCGAGACGATGATGTTTACTATAAGAAAAAGGCGACTCGAGCGAGCAAGCCTAAAGACGTCGGGTACCTCGACTGGAACAATCGACCAGGCAATTATCCGGAGGCTGACGAGATGATGGGGATCCATCCAGTCTTTGAGGATGGAGATAAAATGTGTAACTGTATCCATCATCTCTCGAGGGATGAGATCCTAGAGTATCGTAAGCGTAAAGCTCATCATCGGTACTGTAATAAAGATCCGGAGCGAGCGAAAGTTATCAGCAATCTGTATAATAAATACTATGGGAGAGAGTCAGATCCAGACGAAAATAATCAAACAGCTCCAGAGCAAGGGAGTCTATGTTTGGCGTAATAATAACGGAGGGACCTGGGATCCTAAGATGTACGGCGGTCAAGGCGGCTATCGTGCGAGCTCTCAGAGTAAGAAAGGGATAGCTGATATCCTTGGAGTGCTCCCGGGCGGTATCCATCTCGAGATCGAGGTCAAGAGTAAGGTCGGTAAACAATCCCCAGACCAGGCGATCCATCAAAAGCGGATCGAGGCTCTGGGAGGCGTCTATATTTTGGCGAGGTCGGTAAAGGATATATCTCATTTATGCGATGCTTGATCTGTAAAAAATCGGGAGAATACGTCGAGGGAGTCCGGATCGATGTTATCGCTTGTAAAGATCATGCTCAGCTATACCATCGACTCGAGGCTCAATATAAGGCTCGACGTAAGAGTAAGACTGTTTATAAGTCTGGACGGCGCATACGATAGTATGATATCATACTGGAGTAACAGAGATAACA